CCCGAGGCGGCTTCTTCGTTTTCGCCCCCTGGTGCTGACGCCATCGGGGATCAGGCGCCCAACAGCGTCCCCTCACCGGACGGGCAGGACGGGCAGCCATTCATGGGATGACCATGCAGACCGAGAGCAACACCAGCACCCCCGAGCAGCAGACCGGCAACACGCCGGCCGATGACCAGCAGGCGCGGCAGCAGGGCAATCAACCCGACGGCGAGGCCTCGCAGGGCACTGCTCAGACCGATGGGCAGCAGCAGGACGGCCAGCAGGCCGAAGAGCAGCAGCAACAGCAGCGCGACGACAAGGGCCGGTTCAAGCCACCGGTGCAGGCGCGCATCGACGAGCTGACGCGCAAGCGCCACGAGGCCGAGCGCGAGGCCGCGTACTGGAAGCAGCAAGCCACCGGACGGGCGCAATCGGGCCAAGAGCCTGCGCTCCATGAGCCGCGCCCGGAGCAGTTCGAGGACTACGGCCAGTACACCAAGGCGCTCGCGCGCTACGAGGCTCAGCAGCTGTTCGCCCAGCGCGACCAGGAGCAGAGCAAGACCGCGCAGGAGCGCGCTCAGCAGGCCGAGCAGCAGGCGCAGGCGGCCCGGACGGAAGCCTGGGCCGAGCGGCAGGCCGTGGTGCGCACCACGGTGCCCGACTACGACACGGTGATGGCTTCGGCCGCCAACGTGCACGTGTCGGCTGCGGTGCAGGACGCCCTGCTGGACAGCGACCGTGGCCCGGAGCTGGCCTATCACCTGGCCAAGAACCCGGCCGAGGCCCAGCGCCTCAACGGCCTGTCGCCGCGCCAGGTCGATCGCGAGATCGGCCGCCTGGAAGAGCGCCTGCCCAAGCCTGCCGCCCCGAAGCCTGCCGTCAGCAAGGCGCCTCCGCCGGGCCGCCCGCTGGGCGCCGGCACGTCCCAGAACACCGACCCGTCGCGCATGTCGATGGACGAGTACCGGGCGTACCGGGCCAAGCAAGGCGCCCGCTGGGCCACCTGACGCGCGCCACCCATCACGCAGCCGCCTCCGGGCGGCTTTTTCGTATCTGAGAGGACCACACCATGAGCAACACGCTCGTTACCTGCTCCATCGTCGCCAAGGAAGCCCTGGCGGTGCTGGAGAACATGCTCGGCTTCACCCAGGGGGTGAACCGCGACTGGGAAGAGGAGTTCACGGGCAACATGTCCCGCGGCTACGCCCCGGGCCAGACCATCAACATCAAGCGCCCGCCGCGCTACACCTACCGCTCGGGCCGCGTGGCGTCGCCGCAGGGCACGGTGGAAACTACGGTGCCGTTGACCCTGGCCCAGGGCGGTACTGACCTGAACTTCTACGGCTCGGAGCGCACGCTGTCGCTCACGCAGCTGGAGAAGAAGCTGCAGGCAGCCATGGCCACGGTGGCCAACGAGATCGACCGCCAGGGCCTGCTGCTGGCCGGCCAGGCCACCTACAACGCCGTGGGCACGGTGGGAACGCTGCCGACCACGCAGGCCAACGCCCTGGCGGCCGTGACGGCGCTCAACCAGCGCCTGGATGAGATGGGCGCCCCGCGCGACAAGCGGCGCGCGCTGATCCTCAACCCCGCGATGAATGGCTCGCTGATCCAGGGCTTCGCGGGCCTGTTCAACCCGGGCGGCTCGCTGTCCAAGCAGTTCGCCAACGGCGTGATGGTGGATAGCCTGGGCCTGGCCTACGCCATGGATCAGAACGTGGGCGTGCAGACCAACGGCACGCAGGCGTCCACCGGCGTGACGGTCAACGGCGCAAGCCAGACCGGCGCGACCATCAACGTCAACAGCGGCACGGTGACCGGCACGATCACCAAGGGCAGCGTCATCACGTTCGCAGGCGTCTACGCGGTCAACCCGCAGAACCGCCAGAGCACCGGACAGCTCGCGCAGTTCGTGGTGACGGCCGACGTCGCCTCGGGCGCTTCGTCCGTCAGCATCAGCCCGGCCATCACGCCCACCGGCGCCTTCCAGAACGTGACCGCCAGCCCGGCCAACAGCGCCGCGGTGACGATCCTGGGTGCTGCCTCGGCCACCTATGCCAACAACATCGGCTTCCACAAGGACGCCTTCACGCTGGCGTGCGTGCCGATGTACGCGCCCCCGGGCGGCAAGGGCGTGATCGACGTGGCCCAGGAGTCCTACAAGGGTCTCAACATCAAAGTGACCGAGTTCTACGACGGCACGAACGACAACTACATCATGCGTCTGGACGTGCTCTTCGGCTGGGCCGCCACGTACCCCGAGCTGGCGTGCCGCCTGGTCGCCTGATCGTTCTCATCACCAACCCCAGCGGGCCCGAGCGGCCCGCTTCTGCTTTCTGGAGACCCTTATGGACTACCCCAAGATGCTTTACCGCCAGGGCAACCCGCGCGACTTCGTCGTGGTGAACGACGAGAACGAAGAGGCTGCGCTGCCCGAGGGCTTCACCGACACGCCGGCGGCGCTCAACGAGGGTGAGGCGTTCGTGCCGCCCAAGGCCACCAAGGCCAAGGCCTGATGCAGGGGGAGCGCCCATGAAATCGACCCTCACTTGCACGATCGCGCGCGACGGGCGCTCCGACGAATACGGCCGCCCGCTCACCGCCGGTGCGACCTACACCGGCCCGGCCGCCTACGTGCTGGACCTGGTGCGCCAGGGCTTTGCCACCGTCGCGGACGTCAGCTCGTTCCGCGACGACATGCTGGCTCTGGCGCCGCGTGTGATCATCCTGGCGCAGCAGAACACGCAGGTCGTTGCGCCCACCGACACCACGAACGAGAGCACGCTGTTCTCGTTCACGCTGCCCGGCGGCCTACTGGGTCCGAACGACTCGCTGCGCATCGGCGCGCACATGAGTTGCGACAACAACGCCAACTCGAAAATCCTGCGGGTTCGGTTCGGCGGCTCCATCGCGCTGTCCAGCGGCACCGTCACGACGGCCGCCTATTCGCATATGAACGTCATCATCGCCAACCGCAACAGCCGCACGGCCCAGACGACGCGCATGTCCTACAGCTACGCTGGTGCGAACGGTGGCCCGCTGGCGATCAACACCACCGTGGACCAGCTCATCACCGTGACCATTCAGAAGGGCGTGGCTACCGACAACGCCGCCCTGGAGTCGGTGATGGTCGAGTGGCTGCCGGCGGCGGGCTGACATGACGACCGCGCTGGATCTCATTACTGGCGCGCTGCGACTGATCGGCGCCATCGCCTCCGGCGAGACGGCGTCGCCCGACGAGGCGCGCGACGGCCTGCGCGTGCTCAACGACCTGCTGGAGTCGTTGAGCGCGCAGCAGCTCACCCTCTACAGCACCACGGACCAGGTCTTCGCGGTCGCCGCCGGCAAGGCGGCGTACACGCTGGGCCCCGGCGGCGACTGGCCCGGCTTCCGGCCGGTGGACATCGTCAGCGCCTACGTGCGCTACGGCGGCGTGGACTACCAGGTCCAGCAGATCGAGGCCGAGCGCTACAACGCGATCGCGCTGAAGCAGCAGCAGGCGCCCGTGGCGCTGTACCTCTACTACAACGCCGACATGCCGCAGGGGCAGGTGGTGCTGTGGCCGGTGCCGAGCGTGACGGGTGCGCAGATCGTGCTGACCTGCAATGAGCCGCTGGGCGCGCTCAGCAGCACAGCGCAGGCGCTGAGCCTGCCGCCGGGTTACGCGCGGGCGCTGCGGTACGCGCTGGCGTGTGAGATCGCGCCGGAGTTCGGCATCGAGCCATCGGCGACCGTGGTGGCGACCCGCAACGAGGCGATGAGCGCCATCAAGCGGGCAAACAAGCGGCAGCCGGTGCTGACGTGCGACGACGCGCTGGTGGGCGGCGCCGGCTACGGGCTGGCGAACTTCATGGGAGGCTTCTGATGCCGACTCTCGGCGACTTGATGAGCGTCGGCCGCAGCGCCGGCGGCAGCCTGCGCGACCTGGCGCAGGGCGCATCCAATGCGGCAGCCGGGCAAGTCTCGATGCCCGTCGACGCTGTCGCGGCGCTGCTGCGCGCGGCCGGCGTGCCGGTGCCGCAGGACCCGGTTGGCAGCTCGGAATGGATGGCCCGCATGGGCCTCACGCGCGAGCCGCAGGGCAAGTTCGCCGGCTCGCTGGGCGAGAGCCTCGGCGGCGCCGTGCCGGGCCTCGCCGGCATGCGCGCAGGCGGCGCTGCCGCGCGCCTGGTCGATGACGCCCTGGCCGGCAAGGCCACCGGGCTCATCCCCGCCGGCCAGCGCTGAGCTGGCTCGCTCCACCAACCGGCCCGCCTCGTGCGGGCCTTTTCATCTCCGCCATGCCTGCAGCCTTCCCATTTGTCGGCGGCGCCTACGAAAGCCGCGCGCGCAGCGCGAACGCACAGCGCTGCATCAACCTCTACCCCGAGGCGTCCGGGCCTGATGCCAAGGGCGTGGTGGCGCTGATCGGCACGCCAGGCCTCGCGCCCTGGGCTGCGCTCGACGGCGGCGCGATCCGCGGGCTGCTGCGCTTCGACGCAGACACGCTGATCGCCGTGGCCGGGCGCAACGTCTACCGGCTGTCCACCGCCGGCGCCGCGACGCTGTTGGGCACGATCAGCCCCGGCACCGGACCGGTGAGCATGGCCAGCAACGGCACAACCGTGATGCTGGTCACCGGCGGCACGGATGGGTACTGGATCAGCCCGGTTGCCGGCGCCGTGCAGCCGATCGCGGACGACGCTTTCACCGGCGGCGGCGCGGTTGCGTTCCTCGACGGCTACTTCGTGTGGTCCGTCCCAGGCACCGGGAAATTCCAGCTCTCCGGGCTCTACAGCACGGACATCAACGGCCTGGACTTCGCGACCGCCGAGGGCTCCCCGGACAAGCTGGTCACGCTGGCCGTGGACCACCGCGAGCTGTGGCTGTTCGGCGAGAGCACGATCGAAGTGTGGTTCAACGCCGGCGCGGCCTCGTTCCCGCTGTCCCGCATCAGCGGCGCGTTCCTCGAAACGGGCTGCGCCGCAGCTGCCAGCGTCGCGCGCCTGGACAGCGGCCTCTTCTGGCTGGGCCGCGACGACAACGGCGGCGGCGTGGTGCTGCGCAGCCAGGGCTACCAGGCGGCGCGCATCAGCACGCACGCCATCGAGCTTGCGCTGTCTCAGGCCGGCGACCTGAGCGCGGCGCGCGCGTGGACGTACCAGCAAGAGGGGCACAGCTTCTACGCGCTCAGCGTCGGCGATCGCACCTGGTGCTTCGACGTGGCCACGAGCTTGTGGCACGAGCGCGCCTGGCGCGACCCGGCAGACGGCCAGTTGCACGCGCACCGCGGCGGCTGCCGCGCCACGTTCGCCGGGCTCACCCTGGTGGGCGACCGCGAGACCGGGCAGATCTACCGCCTGGACCTCGACACCTACACCGACGCCGGCGCACCGATCCCGCGCATCCGGCAGTGCCCGCACATCGCCAGTGCCGGGCGCATGCAGTTCTTCAGCGGCCTGCAGGTGGACATGGACGTCGGCGTGGGCCTGCCCAGCGGCCAGGGCAGCGACCCGCAGGCGGTGCTGCAGTGGAGCGACGACGGCGGCGCGAGTTGGAGCAATGAGCACTGGGCCAGCATCGGCAAGCTGGGCGAGCGCAAGGCGCGCGTCCGGTGGAGGCGCCTGGGCCGGTCCCGTGACCGCATTTTCCGGCTGACGATCACCGACCCCGTGCCGGTGCGCATCACTGGCGCGACGCTCGACGCCGTGGCGGGCGCGTCATGAGCGCGCTGCCCTTCCTTGCCCAGCGCGTGCCGCTGGTGGACCAGCGCACCGGTCTGATGAGTCGCGAGTGGTTCCTGCTGCTCCAGGCGATCTACGAGCGCGCCGGCGGCGCCACGGGGCCCAGCACACCGGTGCTGCAGCAGGCGCTGCAGACGCTGAGCGAGGCCTCCTCGGCTGCGACTGAAGCGCTCAGCGAAGCGCTGCGGGCCCTGGCCGACGCCGAGCAGCAAACCCCGGCCGCCGAGACGCTGCCCGTGGCGGACGACCAAGCGCCAGCCGCCGAGCCGGCGCCCGCGGCTGATGCCCAGATACCCGCGCAGCTCTGGCTGCCGCCTACCGATGACCTGGCGCCTGCGCTGCTGCCTGCGCCCGCGACGCCCGATGACCCAAGCGCCCAGCTGGCCGCGCTGCGCGAAGAGCTGCAGGCGCTGCGCCGTCGCGTGCACGACCTCGAACAAGGAACCACACCATGACCGTCACCGCCAAGCCTCTGATCGAGGCCAAGGACTGCGAGACCGCGCAGACCACGCAGTACACGACGCCCGCCGGCACGCGCACGCTGATCGACAAGCTGACCGCGACGAACACCGGCGCTGGTACCGCGAGCATCAGCGTGAACTTGGTGCCCAGCGGCGGCACGGCCGGCGCCACCAACCTAATCACCAAGACCAAGGCGCTGGCCGCGGGCGAGAGCTACACGTTCCCCGAGATCGTCGGGCACGTGCTGGCCGCGGGCGACTTCATCAGCGCCGTGGCCAGCGCCGCCGGCATCACGATCCGCGCCAGCGGCCGCGAGGTGACCTGATGGCCGAGCTGCTGAGCTACCGCGCGCGCGTTGGGCTGCGGGGCGGCTTCGAGCTGCTGCCCAGCCCGCGCGCTGCGGCGCTGGCCCTGAGCCGCATGCCGGACCCGGAGACGGTGCGACGCATGGAGCGCGCGATCCTGGAGCTGCCGCAGGTGGACCTGCAGACGCGGCACCTGGTGCACGGCGGCATGTACGCCCGCACGATCCTCGTGCCGGCCGGGTGCGCGCTCACCGGCGCGCTGACCAACGCCGCGAACGTGTGCATCGTCAGCGGCGACATCACGGTGACGACGGACGACGGTCCGCGGCGCCTGCGCGGCTACCACGTGCTGCCGGCGCAGCCAGGGTTCAAGCGCGCCGGGATTGCGCATGCCGATACCTACTGGACGACGCTGGTTGCCACCGAGCTGACCGACGTCACCGAGATCGAGAACGCATTCACCGACGAGGCCGAGCTGCTGCAGACGCGGCGCCCCGGCATCGTCTACGAGCGCCCCCGGGCGCTGGAGCGCGACGACTACGCGCGCTTCCTGGCCGAGTTCGGCTTCAGCGAGGAGATGGTGCGCCACGTCGTGGCCGACATGAGCGACCACGCGGAGCTGCCCGCCTGGTGCACCAAGCTGACCATAGGCCCATCACAGATCGAGGGGCGCGGCACGTTCGCGGCGGCAGACATCGCCGAGGGCGAAGTCATCGCGCCGGCACGCCTCAACGACTGCCGCACGCACGCCGGCCGCCTGACCAACCACTCGCCGCTGCCCAACTGCCGATTTGAGGCGCGGGCCAGTGGCGACCTGCTGATGGTGGCGCGCCGCGCGATCCCGGCCGGCGAGGAGCTGACCGTGGACTACCGGCAGGCGGCCGCCGTCAACGGATTCATCCATGAGCGCCACGCGGCGCTGGAGGGGTAGACATGTCCATGGCAATAGGCGGCGTCATCGTCGGCGGCGCTGTCATCAATGGTCTCGTGCAGAACAGCGCGTCCAAGCGCGCCGCCAACGCACAGTTGGCTGCCGCCGACAAGGCCAGCGACACCGCGCTGGAGCAGTACTACCAGACGCGCGAGGATCAGCAGCCCTGGCGCAACGCGGGCACGTTCGCGCTGTCGCAGCTGGTGGGCAGCATGGGTGGCAACCCATCGCAGGTCACGGGCGCAGCGAGCGGCATCCCTGGTGGCACCATTGGCCCACTCAACGCGGGGGCGACGGATGGCGGCCTGGGGCGAAGAGCCACCAGCGCTACTGTCGCGCCGACCACGGGCAACCTCACGCGCAGCTTCTCGCTCGCCGACCTCGCTCGTGACCCGCAGTACGCCGCGACCGTGGGCGGCACGCCGCGCGACTTCTCGAAGGGCTTCACGTCGCAGCAGCTCGCGCAGGACCCGATCTACGCCAGCAGCGGCGCGCGCAGCGTGGCGCCCTTCAGCGCGAATAGCGACCCGGAGTTTCAGCGTCTCGCTGGCAACCGCGACTTCAGCCAGGGCTTCACCACCCAGGCCTTGGACCGCGACGCGGCGTACCAGCGGCTGGTGGGCGGCAAGGACTACACCAAGGGCTTCACGACGGCTGACCTGAAGTCGGACCCGGCCTATGCCGCGATGGTGGGATCGCGTGACTTCTCGAAGGGCTTTACCGGCGCCGACCTGCAGAGCGACCCGAGCTACCGGTGGCGGCTGCAGCAGGGACAGCAGGCACTGGAGCGCAGCGCGGCGGCCCGTGGCGGCGCGCTCTCCGGCGGCTCGCTGAAGGACCTGACCGACTACGCCCAGGGCGCCGCGAGCCAGGAGTACCAGAACGCCTACGGCCGGTTCAGCAACGATCGAGCGCTGGCTGCCAACTTGGCCGAGAACGCGGCCAGCCGCTGGGACAACAGCCGGCAGTTCGCCGGCACCATGGCCCAGGCCGCGGCCGATCGCTTCGCCAACGACCGCGCTGTATCCAGCGCCGAGTACCAGAATGCCTACGGGCGCTACAACGCCGACCGCGGCTTTGCTGCCGATCAGGCGACGAACGCCTACAACCGCTGGACCGGCGAGCGCGCCAACGCGCAGGCCGCCTACCAGGACGCCTACAACCGCTACAACAACGACACGACGCAGCGCTTCAACCGGCTGAGCAGCCTCGCCGGCATCGGGCAGCAGGCGAACAACACCGTTGCGAGCCTGGGCGCGCAGACCGCGGCTCAGGTGGGCCAGAACCAGCTCGCCGCCGGCAATGCGCGCGCGGCCGGCTACGTGGGCACGGCGAACGCCGTCAACAACGGTATGAGCTCGTTGCAAAGCATGTACTTCATGAACAAGTACCTCGGTGGTGGCGGCGCTTCATCGTCGCCTGCCGGCGGCGGCTACACGCCGACCTCGATGTACGGCGGCGACACCGGCATGACCGGCGGCTTCGACAACCTCCCGATGTACGCCTGAGGACGCAATGGCACTCGATCCCAACATCATCCTGGGCGTGCGCCCGGTGCAGGACCCGATGGAGTCCATGGGCCGCGCGATGTCGCTGGCCCAGCTCGCGCAGCAGGGGCGCCTGCAGCAGATGCAGGTTGACCAGGCGCAGCGCGAGCAAGAGGCCACGCGCTCCATCGCGGACATGTACCGCGGCGCCATCGGCGCAAACGGAGATCTGGACTACACAAAGCTCACGCAGGGGCTGGCGAGTGCAGGGTACGGCGACAAGATTCCCGCGATCCAGAAAAGCAGGCTTGAGATGGAGGCCAAGCGGGCTGAGTTGGAGAAGCTGAAGACTGAGACGGCAGGCCTGCACTACGGGCAGCTGCAGAAGCGGGTGGAGGCCACGAACGGGGCGCTCACGTCGCTGCTGGCCCGCCCCAACCTCACGCATCAGGACGTGTTCGGCGCCATGCAGGGCCTCGTGCAGCAGGGGCTGGCGCGACCCGAGGAGATGCAGGCTGCACTGCAGCAGATCCCGCAGGACCCAACCCAGCTGCGTCCGTACCTAGAGCAGAAGCGGCTGGAGGGGCTGACGGCAGCCGAGCGGCTGAAGGCACTGACGCCGGATCTGCAGTCGGTCAACACCGGCAAGCAGACCGTATTCGTGGACAAGAACCCGCTCACGAACCCGAGCCCGCAGCCGCTGCAGATGACCACCACGCCGGATGCGGACCTGAGCGCACAGACTGCGCGCCGTGGCCAGGACATCGCGGCGCAAACGGCGGCAGCCGGCCGCGCGCAGGCCGCCCAGGGCGTGACCTACCAGACGCTACAGGACGGAAGCGTGGTTGCGCTCCCGACGCACGCCACGGGTGCGGCGGTGCCGTCCGGCATGCCGGTCATGGGCGCCGATGGCAAGCCGCTGCAGGGCAAGACCGAGCGCCCGCCAGAGGCCTACCTGAAGGGCATGAGCGGCGTGAACGAGCTGCGCAACGCGGTGGCGAACTATCGGGCCGCACTGGCCCAGGCTGGCGGCCCGGATGCGCTTGCCACCGGTGCCAAGCGTGGCGACCTCAAGGCCGCCTACACGTCCCTGCAGATGGCCATGAAGAACGCCATGGAGCTGGGCGCGCTGGCCGGGCCGGACGTGGACATCCTCAACGGCCTGATTGCGGACCCGACCAGCGCGAAGGGCGCCATGGTGCTGCGCGGTCCCGGCATCGAGGCGCAGCTCGGCCAGGTGGACAAGTTCCTCGGAAACAAGGAGGCCACGCTGGCCGGCACCTACCAGGTGCCCAACCCGATGCGCGGCAAGCAGACGCTGGCCGCGCCGGCGCCGGCTGCGCCCAGGGCGCCGAAGGTGGGCGCCACTGAGGACGGCTGGCTGTTCACCGGCGGCGACCCGGCTGACCCGAAGTCCTGGAAGAAGGTAGGCAAGTGATGGCAGACGGACCCTGGAGCAAGTACGCGGTGGCGCCGGCGGATGATCCGGCGCCCGCGCCGTCGGCGCCGGCCGGCCCGTGGTCGAAGTACGCCGTGGCGCCGGCCAAACCGGAGAAGCCCGCGAGCGAGACCTACGCCGAGACCCGAGGGAAGGACGCCAAGGGCGGCCTGGGCACCGTGCGCTCGCTGCTGCAGGGCGCCGCCTTCGGCTTCGGCGACGAGATCGAGGGCGTGGGCGGCGCCTTCGAGGGGACGCTGCTCAAGCTCATCCCCGACTCGCTGGCCAAGCACCTCTCGCCCGAGATGCAGGCGGAGCGCCAACGCAGCCTGAGCGAGAACTACGTGGCCGCGCGTGACCAGGCACGCCAGGAGATGCAGGAGCACGATGCCCAGCACCCGGCGCTGAGCACGGCCACGCAGCTTGCTGGCGGCTTCGCGGTGCCGTTGCCCGGCGGCTCGCTGGCCGGCAAGGTGCTGCCATCTGTGCAGAACCCGCTCGCGCGCGCCGGGATCAACGCGGCCGTCACTGGAGCCGTCACGGGCGGCCTCGGCGGCGCGGGCGGCGCAGCTACGGCAGCCGAGGTGCTGCCAGGCGCCGTGCGCGGCGCAACCATCGGCGCCCTGGCGGGCCCGGCCGTGGCTGGCATTGCCGGCGGCGGTGGCGCGGTGGTGAACAACATCCGCGCACGCGTGAGCGACGACGCGGCGCAGGATCTGGCCCGCCGCCGCGTGGCCGAAGCCCTGGAGCGCGACGAGCGCACCACGCAGCAGGTGGCGGCCCGGCTGCCCAAGCTCGGCGACCGCGCCGTGATCGCCGACGCCGCCGGCGAGAACACGCGCAGCCTGCTCGACACCGTGGCCACGCAGCCCGGGCGCACCGGCAACCGCGTGGAGCAGCTCATCCACGACCGCCAGGCGGGCCGGGCTGGCGCACTGACCACGGCAGCAGAGCGGGGCCTGGGCGCCGACGGCAAGCGCCTCGCGTCCTCGCTGGACGAGTGGATGGCGCAGCGCAAGGCCGACGCCGCACCGCTGTACGACCAGGTGCGCGCGATCCCGATTACGCCTGACGCGGAGCTCACGCAGCTCGTGAAGGCAGCCGACCAGCTCGGCGCCGGCGGCGCGGCGCGCAAGATCGCCATCGCCGAGCGCGCGCCGTTCACGCTGGGCAGCGGCAGCAGCACGTGGTCCATGGCCGACCTCGACCGCCTGAAGCAGGGTCTCGACGCGCAGATCAGCAAGAGCTTGGGGCCGACCGGGCAGGGCACGCCGATGACGCGGGCGCTGATGGACCTCAAGGGCGCGCTGACCACGAAGCTCGACGACATGACGGGCGGCGCCTACGCGCAGGCGCGCGCGGCCTACGCCGGGCCCAGCGCCCTCATGGATGCCGCGAAGACGGGCCGCGGCGTGCTGACGATGGATCCCGCCGAGATCCAGCGCGCCACAGCCGGGATGCAGGGCTCGGAGGCCGAGGCCTTCAAGCTCGGCGCCTTCGAGGCGCTGCGCGCGAAGCTCGGCACCGAGAGCGGGCAGACGCAGCTCCTGAAGATGTGGAAGGAGCCTGCCACCAGGGAGCGCCTGCAGGCTCTGTTCGGCGACGAGCGCAGCTTCAGGGAGTTCGCATCCACCGCCGCGGCAGAGGCCCGGCTAAAGGCGCTGGAGCGCACCGGCAGGGGATCGCAGACCGCGCGGCGCGAGGCCGCGACGGACGAGCTGAACGCCGCCGTGGCGCGCGACGTGACCGGCGGCCTGGCCGACGCCAAGACCGGCAACGTGCTCGGCCTGCTCGATCGCGTGCGCAACGTCTACGGCCGCGTGGCCACGCCGGAGCCGGTGCGCGACAGCATCGGCCAGATCCTGATGACGCCCGCCGGCCAGGCCGCGCCCGAGCTGAAGAGCCTGCGCGACATCGTTGCCGAGGTAAACGCCCGGCGTGCCCGGCAAGCCGTCGCCGCCGGCAAGGGCGGTGGCATCGCCTTGAGCTCGATGCTCAACCCATAACCGTCCACCACCTCGACCACCAAGCCCGCCACCCGGCGGGCTTTTTCGTTTCTGGAGACACCAATGTCTGCCACCCTCCTGCCACCCGGCAAGCAGCGCTACACGAATGCCGACGGTACGCCCCTCGTCGGTGGGCAACTTTTCACCTACGACGTGGGCACGACCACGCCCAAGGCGACGTTCATGGACGCCGCAGGCCTGATCCCGAACACGAACCCCGTGGTCCTGGACGCCAGGGGCGAGGCCATGGTGTTCTGGAGTGGCACGTACAAAGTCGTGCTCAAGGACTCCTCGGGCGCCACGATCTGGACCGTCGACGGCGTGCAGTCGTCGGGCGCGAGCACCGACACGCTGCGCGCGGACATGGCGGCGCACACCGGCCCCGGGCTGATCGGCGGCCCCGACCTGACCGCCAACTACGTGACGGGCACGCTCGGCTGGAACGATCAGCAGACCGCCATCAACCTGACTCGGTTCCCCTTCTCGTGCGTGCCCGACGGCAACATCGACGCCGCCACCGAGGCCGGCACCGGCACCGACAACGCGGCAGCAGCGCAGTGGGCCGTCAACTGGGCGCAGGACCGCGGCAAGGCCGTCTACACCCCGGGACTGTTCCGTCTGCACAACGCCGAGCTGACGATCCGCAAGCCGCTGGTGATCTTCTCGGACGCCGAGGCCGGCTCGGGCTACGGCGCCACGCCCACGCTGGTCTACAAGCCCCGCGCGGGCTTCCTTTTCACCGGCAGTGGGCGCAGCGTGGTGCGCACGCGCGTGAAATACCGCGGCGCGGCATCTGATCCGCAGGACGATCCGCTGTCCGTTGCCATCAATATCCAGTCCGAATTCGTCACGCTGCGCGGCGTCGGCGCCTATTTGTGGTTCAAGCGGCCGGCGGCGGGGTTTGACCCGGCAGTCGAGAAAAACAACTACGGCAGCAATTACGACGTCGCGGTTTTCGTCGGCACGCGCGTGCGCACCGTGCTCGACAACGTGGACATCATCGGCTACTGGCGGCAGGCGTGTTTGTGGGAAGACGTGACCCGCGCGTCCAACCTGCCGCAGTTCTCCGACGCCAACGGCGTGAAATTCGATGCCGGTACCACCACGAACGGCTCGGATGGAACGGTCCTGAAGAATTGCTTCTTCTATGGTGGCAGGTGGGCCGTGAAACGCGCCGGGGCGCAGCCGAAACCGGGGCTTCCCTGGTACGGCTACCGCCTGACGATGTCGGCCACGATTACCGTCAACAGCCAGCCCGCAGCGGGCGAGACCGTGACCCTGAATGGTCAGGCGTTCACTTTCGTGACCGGCTCTGCCGACGGCAGCACCGACATCTTGATCGGTGCGGACACGGCTAGCACTGCGGCCAACATCGCCGAGGCGGCCGAGACCTACACGGTCAACTCCATCGCGGCCGGCGGCGCGCCGGTGACCAGGTGCGCCTCCTATTTCTCTGACGGCAACGTGGTGCGGCTGTTCCAGCGCGAGGGCCTGCCGACGATCACGAATGCCGGCGGCAGCAACCCGTTCACGCTGTCCACGACGAGCGCCGGGCTCACGCTGTCCGGCGCGACGATGGCGACGATCAGCGACCCGGCGCCGTACTACGACGCCCTGGCGGCGGCTGAAGCTGCGGCGGCTGGGCAGACGTACACGCCAGGCCCTGACCAGCGCGGAACGGTCGGCGCATCCGATTTGCGCGCCTGGGGCGGCTGGCTCTACGGCCCAGACCATCACAGCGGCTACCGCATTGCGGACGCTACCGGCGACTACATCGCTGACGCGGCAACGTGTGGCGGTGTGATCTATATCTCTGGGATGGCCGGGAATCAGTCCCGAAAAATCCAGGGGATGCAGTTCTACGGCACGCGCATAAGCTCTTTCGAGCCGTACCGGGTATTCGCCGACCGCTGCAATCGCCTGGTTTTGAATGGTTGCCACATCGAGTATCACGACACCAGCGCCAAGACCACATCAGGCGCCGCCGCGAAATTCGATGACACCGACACCTACGGACCGATCGCGCTGACTGCGAACGCGCAAAACACGGTTTGCTTTGCGCTGAATGCGAACGTGCGAGATGCATTTATCCCGGCAAGCGTCCGGTTCACGAATATCGCGCCCGCTGGCTCCAGGCAGTTGACCCGGCTCACGGACGCGGTGCGGACTGCAGCCTGGTACGAGACGGCTCAGGGGTTGCGCGCGACGCTCGGGGATCTGGACTACCGCACGCTGAGCACGTCGTATCTGCACCGGTGGCGCGGCGGCACCACCACCTGGATGACGCTCGGCAGTGGCGGCCTGACGTTCGGCAGCACGATCTCTGCGCCGCTGATCCAGTCGGGGTCGGGCGAGATCATCGTTGCAGCCGCATCGGGCTCCGGATTCCGGGCGAAGTCCGGTACGTCCACCGTCGCGCTCATGGACAGCGGCAACGCCACGTTCACGGTCACCGGCGCGATCCGGCACACGAACGACAACGCCGCCAGCTTCGGTGACGCCTCGCACCGGGCGACGCAGGTGTTCGCGGCAAACAACGCCATCAACACGTCGCAGCTGAAATACAAGTCGGTGCGCGGGCCGCTGACGGACGCCGAGGTCCGGGCTTGGGGCCGGGTGCAGCCGGTCGTTTTCCAGTGGCTGGACGCCATCGAGCGCAAGGGGCCAGACGGCGCGCGCCTGAACGCCGGCTACATCGCCGACTGGGTGGCCGAAGCATTCCGGGCCGAGGGTCTGGACCCAGCCCGGTACGCGCTCTGGTGCGAAGACCCGGTGACCGAGATCGTCGCCGAGACGCGCAGCGTGACGCGCGAGCGCACCGAGGTGCTGACGGTGCTGGAGGAGCAGATCGACACCGTGGACGGGAGAGCCGTGCGCCGCCTCGTGCCGGTGGAGATCGAGCGTCCCATCACCGTCGCCGTGCCGCTGTTCGATGAGGCCGGCTCGCCAGTCCTGGACAGCGGCGGGCGCCAGGCCACGCACCAGGCGCCCGTGCTGGAGGTGGTGGACGAGCTGGTCGAGATCGAGGTGCAGACCGGCGAAACCCGGCTCGGGCTGCGCTACGAGCAGTGCGCCGTCTTCGAGGCGGCGTACCAGCGAGCGCGCTTGGCGGCCCTGGAGCAGCGCGTTGCGACCCTGGAAGGGGGTGCGTCGTGATGCGCCGCTTCATCCTGATCGCCGCCGGCGCGGCGCTGTGGCTTCTGGCGTCCTTCGGTGCGCTCGCCGCCGGCACGCGCGACCCGCTTCAGATCCCGCTGCGGCAGTACGGCGCCATGTTGGCCGCCGCACTGCTGGGCGGCTTCGTGAGCTGGTACGCGCGCGTGCGCCGCGGCCAAGCAGTGGTCAGCGTCTTCAACATCGTCGGCGAGATGACCACGAGTGCCTTCGCCGGCCTGTTGTGCTTCTGGACGTGCCAGGCGGCAGGCGTTGACCTGACGTACACGATCGTCGCCGTGGCCGTCTCAGGCCACATGGGCACGCGCGCCATCGCGCTGGCGGAGCGGCAGCTGCAGCGGCGCCTCGGGCTGCTGGACGACGACAAGAAGGGGGAGGGCGGTGCCTGATTCGAGACTGACCTACGACGGCCAGACGCTCGTGGCCGAGCGCGACGGCGTCTCGATCCGCTGCGACCTGGCGCACGGCGACATGCCGCCGGCGTTGGGCGGGCGGATCGTGGCGCTGCACTACACCCTGGGCGGCAAGCTGGCCGAGGTGCGCGAGAGCGTGTCACGCAGCTGGCGGCCGATGACAGCCACCGAGGCGGGCGCGGCGGAGCGGCTGCTTGCCGGCCTGGTGGGCGGCGTGCGCGGCGCGGTGGCGGCGCTGGCCTGAGCCATGAATTGCGCCGGTACGCCTTGGCCCCGCGGGCGCGCCGGCAACCTCATTCGCGGGGCATCACCCGAGGGAGAAAACCATGTGGAATTGGATCAGGGCCCGCGCCAGCGAGCCCAGCACCTGGGCCGGCGTCGGCACGCTGGTGGCCACGGCCGCGCAGGCCTACGGCACCGGCGGCAAGGCGGCCGCGATCGGCGCCGTCGTCAGCGGCGTGCTGGCCGTGCTGATGAAGGAGAAGGCGCAGTAAGCACCGGGCGGGCGGGGCATCGGAAGGCGCCCCTCCGCACAGAAACAGCCACCATCCGCGCCGCGCCGCGGGGCGAAATTCCGAACGAAATTGGACAGTTCTTCAAAAATTGGACGAATTCCAGATGGAGAACCACTGCAGATGCTGCAGCAGGCGCGCGGACAGGGCGGGGGTGGTGGCGCGTCGCTGCGGCTGGTCCGGACGGCGTAGGGGCTGCGTTGCCGCGTCGCGGTC